ATGACTTTAAATTCCAATTGTCTATCAGCACACCATTCTCTTGCTTCTTTCCACTTTGCTTGATTTCTAGCATATTCAAATGCTTCACGAATATAACCTTTAGTTTGGCGTTTTGGTTTTTTAGGTGGACTACATTGTTTTAGTGGTTTTACTTCAATAAGATATTTTTTAATTTTTCCATCAAGTTGTCTTTGTTTCATATAGAAATCTGGAAAATATCGGTGTGGTTTTCCATCAGGACCACGATAAGGTATAATAATTTCTTCACTTGACCATTCTAGAACATTAGCATTTTTATCACACCAACTCATGAATTTGTGTTCCCATAATGATCTAAAGGTTATTTCTGTTGGGTCACCTTTATACTTTCGTGGGTGAGATGGTCGATATTTTCCTTTATAAGCCATCTAAATAGATATGATATAATAAAACTATTTAGAGTGCCAGCTCCATTTCCAAAGAAAATATCACAGATATTACCAACCTTTCAAAATGTCGCACAGACATCCAATTATTTGGTTAGATTTGCTATACCTAATTTTGGTGCATATCCTTTAACTACTCATCTAAGGGCTAAAGGTGTTGATGATAGATTTGATTTAGCGGATATTGGTTTGTTGTGTAGTGGTGCTTCTATACCAGGAAGTTCTTTTGCTACTGTTGATGTTAGAGGAGAATATCAAGGTGTTATTGAAAAGATGGCACATACTAGACAATTTACTCAAATTGATTTAGAATTTTATGTTGATAATAAGTATAAGGCTCTTAGATTTTTAGAGCATTGGATGGAGTATATCAGTGGATCTAGTGGTCAACAACCACAAGAAAATTCTTATCATTTTAGAATGAGGTATCCTGAGTACTATAAGTCAAATGAAACTAGGATTATAAAGTTTGAAAAGAATCATAGACAATATTTGGAGTATAAATTTATTGGGTTATTCCCATTAGCATTAAATTCTACAAGAGTCCAATATCAGAATTCAACTGTGTTAAAGGCAAATTGTTCTTTTCATTATGATAGATATATTTCTGGTCAAACATCATCATTATCTCAGACACAAGGTAGAGATTTGAATTGGGGTAAGGATGAATCTAATATGTATAATTTCAAACCTTATACAAATATGAAAGATGTTTTAAATCCTTTACGTGAAGGAAATGGTGTTCAATATGGTTGGCCAGGTCAAGTTAAAGCATCTACAACAAATAATAGTGCCACTACTGGTGTTGATGCTAATAGTGGACAACAGTTTTCTTCGGAAAATAATTAAAAAACTGGTCTAAATAATTTTACTGAATTGAGCATATTATGCCTTTACCACAGATTTCAACACCTACTTATGAGTTGGTTATACCTTCATCTAAAAAGAAAATAAAATATAGACCTTTCTTAGTAAAGGAAGAGAAGATTTTAATTCTTGCAATGGAAGGTGAAGATCCAAAAACAATAGCAAATGCTGTTAAGGATGTTATTGGATCTTGTATAATTTCAAAGGGTATAAAAGTAGAGAAATTATCTACATTTGATATTGAATTTATTTTCCTTAATATACGAGGTAAATCTGTTGGTGAAGATATTGAGATTATGGTTACATGTCCTGATGATGAGAAGACACAAGTTCCTACTGTAATACATTTGGACGAAATTAAAGTTCATATTGATGAGGATCATTCTCAAGATATTAAATTGGATGATACTTATACAATGAGAATGAAGTATCCTTCATTAGATGAATTTGTTAAATCAAATTTAAATGTTGGTGGTGAATTACCTGTTGATGATACTTTTGATTTAATTGCTTCTTGTGTAGACCAAGTATATTCTGAAGAGGAATCTTGGGCAGCATCTGATTGTACTAAGAAAGAGTTATCTGATTTTGTTGAGAGTTTAAATTCTAAGCAATTTAAGGATGTTGAAAAATTCTTTGATACTATGCCAAAACTTTCACATAAAGTTAAGGTAAAAAATCCAAATACGGATGTTGAAAGTGAAATTAAATTGGAGGGATTACAGAGTTTTTTCGGGTAAGTATGTCGCATGAAGATCTTGCGTCATACTATAAAATTAACTTTGCACTCATCCAGCACCATAAATATAGCTTAACAGAGCTAGAAAATATGATACCTTGGGAAAGAGAAATTTATTTAACTCTTTTACAGCAGTATATTGAAGAAGAAAATCTAAAGGCACAACAAGCATCGAATGGCTGAACCCATCCAATCACCAATAGCAGGATCAATTAGAGGTATTAGAACAAATGTTTCTTCTAGTATCTTTACTGGAAGACCTGTAGCTCCACAAAGAGATACTATATCTGATAATATAATAGCTCAGAATAGTTTATCTTTAAATAATGTATCTCAGACCTTAAACAATATAGCAGCACAGGTTAATCAATTAACACTATCTTTAGGTATTATTAAATCTAATTTAGCAGTTCAATCTAAATTGGATGCCGATAGAGAAGCAGCAGAGGCAGCTAGAACAAGAAAATCAATATTACAGGGAAGAAGAGAAGGGAAGGAAGGTATAATTGAAAAAGCAATGCAAAATGCTTTGATATCTCCAATTAGATCTTTGGGTAGAAAAGCACAATTCTCATTAGGTAAATTAGCAAATTTCTTTACTATATTATTAACTGGATGGATAGGCGATAAGGTAATAAAAGCTTTTAGATTTTTATCAACTGGTAATACAGCAGCATTAAATAAATTAGCACGAGATGTTATAGGATCATTAGCTTTATTAGGTGCTATTTTACTATCATTTAAATTAGCTTTTAAAGGTCTTCTTTTAACACTAGGTGTAATAAGTCTTAGGATAGGAAGATTTGGAAGAAGTGGAGTATTTACTGGACCTATAAGAGCTCTAGGTAATATGCTCACAAGAGCATCAATTGCATTTTTAAGGGGATTAAAAAATCCATTTAGAGGTGTTCCATTATTTGGTAGATTTGGAGGAGGTTTTGGAAAACCATCAACAACAAATCTTGTTCTAGGGGCTACTGGATCTACTGCTCTTAGTCTTGGTATTGATCAATTGCAAGGTAAACCGTTAGATGAAAGTTTACCAGCTAACGCTGGTGGTCTTGGGTTTCTTACTGTTTCATCTATACTTACTAGAGGTATGGCTGCTGGTGATTGGAAATCTAAAGCATTAGCATTTATGATTAATAGCTTTGCTTTTTCTCAAGGATATAAGCAATTTGATCCTGCTCAACAACAGCAACAATCTAATGAAAGTGGAGCTCCTACTGACGGTAGTGTCATGCCTAGCATGTTCACTCCTATAACGGATCAAGATCTACTTAATGAAATTAAACTTCAGAGACCTGAGAGAAATGAATTTGTTGAAGGTAAATCTGGAACAGAAGAATTTGAAAAAGCATTGGAGGACTATAATAATAAGTATGGTGAAAGGATAGGTGAATTAGAAAAAAGAATATCAACAACAGGTGGAATAAAGGATATTAAGACTATAAATTCTAAAAAGGATATGGATGTTTCATCCCTTGGTCAATTGGAAGAATTACCTCCAGTATTTTTACCGTTTCCTGGATCTAGTGGTGGTGAAGAACAGCAGCAAGGGGGTCTTAAAGGAGGAGACGCAACGGGATACCCAAGTATTGATCCTGTAGATCCTACAAATGTTCATGTTTATTTTGCCTATAAGATGTTCAATATTTCACCTGCTATGAGTTAGAGATATGGCAGAACAGAAGACAGTAAGATTTTTAACTAGAAATACATCAAGTATACGTAAGATTGGTGAGTCATTAGGTAATATTTCTAAATCATTATCATTTGCATTTAGTTCAGCAAATAAAGTTGGACAGACAACTAATAAAGATAATAGAGCAAAGAAAGAATTAATACGTAGAGATAATGAATTTTTTAATAGAAGATTACAAAATATTAGAAGGAAAGATAGAGAGGATGTTGTTGAAGCATCTGGTACAAGAGGACCTTCTAGTTTCTTAAATAAAAATATATTCAGAAGCACAAAAGGATTTCTTGGTAGGATTTTAGATTTTCTTGGTATACTTCTAATTGGTTGGGCAATTAATACTTTACCTGGAATTATAAAGCAAATTGGTAAAGTAATTGGATGGATTAAAGAAGCTGTTGGTATTTTTAAGGGGTTTATTGACGGTGTATTTGGATTTTTTAATAGAATTTTTGTAGCAGTTAAAGATTTATCTGATAAAATACGTGGTATATTCTTCTTAGATGAACAGCAACAAATAAAGAATTTATTTAGTGATATTAATTTAGGATTTACTAAATTAGGTCAAGATCTTGAGGAAGAAGCTTATAAGATGACTGATTATGATGCTATGGGTATGACAGAAGCAGAGAAAATGCTTGGTAAGTTTGAAAAAGATATGGGAATGGAAGGGGATGAAGATGATGAAGATGATAAAAAGGATGATAAAAAGGATGATAAGAAAGATGATAAAAAGGATGAGAAGAAAGATGAGAAGAAAGATGATAAAAAGGATGAAAAGAAAGATGATAAAAAGGATGAAAAGAAAGATGAAAAGAAAGATGAGAAGAAAGAAGAAATTAAAGGAATTAATACTTCAGTAAATGATAGTGATTTAAAATCACCTGATACAAGAGGATTGGATGGTAAAGAATTAACTGAAGCAGAAAAACAAGAGCAAAAGAACGCACTCAAAGAAAGTGGCTTTGAGATGTATGAGGATGGAACATCAAAGGTTAAGAAGGATGGATTAGCATATCTTCATAAGGATGAAGCAGTTATTCCTGCTGATAGTGTTAAAACTTATGGTGTTGAATTTATAGAAAGAATTATTTCTAATACTGAACAAAATAATATTACAAAGAAAAAGGCAGCAAATCAATTATATCGCACTCTTCTTAGACAAATAAAAGAGGAGAAGGGATTTGTTACTGAAGATGAGGCTGAGCAGTTATATAAAGAAACTGTAACTAAATTAAAAGACTCTCTTAATAAAGAACTTCCAAAGATTGAAAGTACGATTACTGAGGTCTTTAAAGGTCTTAAGGAAGCAGAGAAAACAATAATACCTGAATTGAAAAATATTGCTAATGAATCTAAGAAAATTATAGATGAAAAGATTAAAACTGATAGATTACCACAAACTATATTCATTCCTTCTATTCCATCTAGTAATAATTCTGGTAATCAACAATCATCATCTCCTGTGAAGAGAGTTATACAGACTAGTTCTAATGGAGTAAATAAATATTTCTTAGCCGTAGAGGCTCTTACAACAGCGTACTTATAATGTCAGCAAAAGGTCCATCAGTATATGAAGATTTTCTATTAAGGTCAGTAGACGGTGAAATTACTGCCGATCTTAAAGAGAAGGTTGTTCTTTTTCAATATTATGAAAATATATTTTCACCTGTAATAACTGCTAAAGCATTAGTACAATCTGGTGGTGATTCTCTTAAATTACCAGATGGTTCACTTAGATCAATTTATAATGGATTACCTTTAAGAGGTGGAGAAACATTATCTTTTAAGATAGGTGGTAATACAAAAACAAATCCTGGATTAGATTTTTCAGATGATCCAGAAAGATATCTTCATGTAGAGAGTATTACTAATGTAGTAAATCAAACAGCAAAAGAAACTTTTGTATTAAATCTTTGTTCTAAAGAGAATATTACAAATGAAACTTCTAGAATTGGTAGAAAGTTTGCCTCTTCTCCTATATCAGATACAGTAGAAAAGATTTTTAAAGATTATTTAAAAACCAATAAAGAATTAAACATTGATAAAACACAGAATAAGTATGGTTTTATTGGTAATATGAGGAAACCATTTACTATATTAACTTGGTTAGCATCTAAATCTGTTCCTGGAACTGCTAAGAATGATGAAGATTCTACAGCAGGATTTGTATTTTTTGAAACACAATCTGGATTTAATTTTAAATCCATTGATTCTTTGGTTACACAAGAACCATCTGAATATGAATACTTTTTTACTGAAGTTGTGAAAAGTGTTAAAAGAAATACTGATTTTAATATTTTACAGTATTCTACTGATAGGAATCAAGATTTAATAGGTAAATTAAGAAGAGGTGCTTTTTGTAGTCATCGTATGTTTATGAATCCTCTTACTTTTGAATATACTCCATATGATAAGGGATTGTTTAAATATGATGATTATGCTGGAAACTTTACTGCTTTAGGGGAAAAACCTGAAATTCCAGAGGAATTAAAGTCTTCTCCAAGTAGAAGTATAACTGCTATATTAGATATGGGAACTTTGGACGTTGGTATATCTACCGCAATGAATGCTGATCCAGCTAAGGTTCAGTCTCAAACTATGATGAGATATAATCTTATTAATACACAAGTTGTTAATATGATGATACCTTCAAATACAAATTTGAAAGCTGGTGATGTTATTAAAGTAGAAGTTCCTAAAATTGATAGGGAGGAGAGAAAAGATGTGGATGACCAACAGAGTGGTCTATATATGATTAAGGCATTATGTCATCATTTTGATACTAAAAATTCTTATACATCATTAGAGTTAATTAGAGATACGTTTGGACCCCAAGAAAAATGATCGAAGAAAGTTTATTAAAAAGTAATTTTGTAGGAAGGGATGGTTTACTTTGGTGGGTAGGCCAGGTAGCACCAGAGAAGGCTCAAGGTGAGCAGATTAATGGTGCTGGTTGGGGAAATAGAATAAAAGTTCGTATTATGGGGTATCATCCTCAAAGTTTACAAGAACTTCCAGATGAGGATCTTCCTTGGGCACAAATATTATTACCATCAACTGCTGGATCGGGTAAAGGTGGTAGAGCAACTAGTGTAAAATTATCACCTGGTGATAATGTTATGGGATTCTTTATGGATGGTGAAGATGCTCAACTTCCTGTAATTTTTGGTATTCTTGGAAATACTGGGTATGCTCCAGCTAAAGAATATGCTGGACCTTTTCAACCATATACTGGATTTACCAGTAAGATTGAAAAGGCTAATGCCATGTTTGTGGGAACTGAAACCAATGAGATGAATGCTTCCACTAACGAATCTCCTAGATTACTTCCAGCTGATGTTGTTAAAAAATTAGAAACTAGTTTAAAACGGGAAGTAAAAGGTGCTTCAAGTAAATTAGGTCAAGTTATATCACTTGCTGGTGGACCAGAAGAAGGTGTTTTAAATGAAATTTCCAATGAAATGGAAAATATGATGAGTGATATAAAGGCAGGTGGATTAACTGGTAGTGCTCTTAAAAGTAGAATTAATAGT